GAACAAACGACCATCAGAAAGGATGGGACAATATTTACGGTTGTATTGTCAAACCTCTGAGAAAACAAAACAAAAAAATTTTGTTCTTTCCAAGAAACACGATGACATTAATTAATAACTTTCGATATCATTTGAATGACTCCTTGATCCTTTGCTGTAATAGCATAATTAAGAACTTGACCATTATGTGTAAGTTGAGCTGCAACAGCAATTACTCCAGGAAAATCAGGTACTCTAAGTAATTCACCTAAATCAACATTAGCAATAGTTGAACCAGTACAAAAACCAAATCGTGTAGGTGAAATTCTATCAGACGTTAAGCCTCCAACAGCAGATTGGACAACAGGTCCGTCAATTGCTAAAACACTATCAACATCTTGACCTGAATATTGAGTTTGAAATTGTATATCAAGACTTAAATATATATTTACCTTAAGCGTTAGGTCTGTATCTTGAGCAGGTGAGGCTATAAACAAAGTATATGGTATATCGCTAGGCACTACTGGTACAATAGGATGGAACAATGTTTCAACATTTGGAACCTTATAATGAATAGGTGTGTGACACATACCTCTTGTTCCTTGCAAGTCACAAATGGCATTAAATACATCAGTAGTTAAAGCTGTAACAGGTGTACAATGAGTAGTAAATCCAATAGTTAAAGCAGTATTGTCAGTAACAGATACTAATGGTGCTGTGTGCAATGTGAGATTGATTATTCTATATTGTGTGTAACTGATAGCATGATTTAACAACAACTGATTCAAAAATAGTGGATGTATAGTGATAGTAAAGAAATGATCATGAAAACATATATTAGGAACTTTAAGTGTCAATTTATAAGTGTTGTTGCCTTTAGTGGTAAATTTATTATTCATAAAACCCCCGTTATAAAAATTTAGAGGTTTATTTATAGGTTGTCTTTTATTAAAATTCTTTCGTGGTTTTCGATTCTGAATTCTAATATTGGGACGATAATTTGGAAATCTTTGAATGTTTCTATTACGTGGAAAATAAATTTGATTATTAGGACGATTACGATTAACATTTGGGATAAAATAATTAGTTCGTCGAGGTTGTGGAGCAAAACGTTGTCCAAAATAATAACGTGGATTTGTATAAGCCATAAGTATAAGAGATAAAAATAAGTTGTCAACTTTTGAGATGTTGTAATCTAACAGTAGATGTTTTTCAATCTTTATGTTGTGGTATTGAGTTAAAAATAATGCGAAAATTGTGATAAAATAAGATTGACAATAACACTCTAAAGGTTATATCAGCAGTCTTCCCCTAATGGGTGCCTTACTCTGAGATAAACCATGTGTTATCATCCAGTAACAAAGTTCTGTGCTTGGGTCAGCAAGTATTTGGAAAGGAGTTTTAGTTAAACCTTTATGTGGCAATGGGGCACTACTCCCAAAGTCCGACCAAACACACTACTACCACACTAGCACAATATGAACATAAAAATATTTAGTGAAGTCCAGAAATGTATGACCTAGGCATTAAATCCCTAGGTATACGTAGATCATCAATATGTTTAGCGTTATCAAAATTGTTTTCAATAAAAATTTGAGTTTGTATTGATATTCCTGTCATTTTAAAATATTGTAGTCGATCACGAAAATCAATTTTAATTCGATCAAAATTATGGTTCTTAGAAAAATCCATTATATACCACAACCACCAGGATTCACCAGGATCAATAATAATTGGACCTGGACCTAATATACGCAAAATATTAAAAGCTAAAACAGATGCAATTGGTGTGAATTTCCCTTGAATATATAAAGACATAGCTTTAGATCTCAACAACATGGATTGCAATCGCATACCAACATCTAAATAACCAGAGGAGCATGATATAAACACTCGACAAATTTGTTCTAGAGGCACTAAAGAATGTAAAGTTTCTGTAGAGAACATATTACCACAAAATGATGTATTGCTCAATTCTGAAACGTATTTCATTTTTATATTGAATCCTAAATCAGCAAACGATTGTTTAGTAAGGATTTTCTTGTCCATACCAAAAAGTCCATCATCACCTTCAACAAAGCCATCACAATTAATATTGTTAATTTCACATAAAAATAGCATATTCATTAAATTGCTAAAAGAATTGCCTAATGAGGTCCACATTTCACCGGACATTCTTGTTCCAACAACATCGAATCTATATTTGGGATTTTTACATTTTTCGACACGTGGCCGCATAACACCATATCTATCAATTTTGTAATAAACACCCATCAACAAGTTTAAGGTATCAGGATTATTCTGTAACATATATCGCCATAATTCACATTCAACATTATCAGTATATGTGGGTGAGAATGAACCTTCAAAAGAACTATAATCTGTCTCTAAGAAATATGGGTATTTGTTTATACGCATAATATTTTTGGGTAGTTCAGTTATGATTTGACCTTTGACCATATATTTAATATTATAAACTTGATGTTCAATTAATTTAATGTAAGGTCCAATTCGAATTTTAAAATGATTCGATCTGCTATTAATAAACCGCAAATGTTTTGGTTCTTCATAGAATTCTCTTTTTACAAAAGACCATATTTTATAAAATCTTCTAAGTCCTCTTTTAGAGGACAAAAAACCAGTTTTTAATTCAGCATAGGCAGTTAACAATCGTTGTTTTTTTGTATGATTAAAATGTTTTAATTTTAACATGTATTCATCCACTAATTTATCATTAAATTGAAAATTAGGTAGAGGTGTAAGATTTTCATTTAACCACTTAGTAACGAAATCTCCGATTAGGTTAATTTTAACCGGGTCTTCGGTTGGTGTATTTGGGATTATTCGTTTTAGGTATCCACACATAAGATTGTGATTCGAAAAAGGTTCAGTACAATAGGGTATATCGGATATAGGTCCTAGAATATTTGCATAATGTCTTTTACTGTGACAATGTTCAAAAATCTTTATTGAATTAATCGACCATAATCCAGAAATGTTAACAAGTTTAGCATTTGGATTGAGTCTAAATGCAAGTT